GAATCGTGACCGCCGTCGTGCCGTTCAACGCGACGTGCTGTACCTTCGCGGTGAACGTCGTCGACGTATGCTCGGCATACGACACGACTGCCGTCGGCTGCGTCGTCGCGACCGATGACGATAGGACGGCTTCGAGCGTCTGAGTTGTTGCGGATAGCGTGATCGTAGACCGATGTTGACCGCCTTCAGGATATCAGGAAGCGATGCGGATCCGCCACCGCCGGAAGCGGGTTTCCACGCGACGCCTTCGCTCGCGGTCGAGTCTGCCGTGAGGACGTAGTTATTCGTGCCGACGGGAAGTCGGACGACGGTCGTCGAAGTTCGCGCGAGGAGGTCGCCCTTCGTCGTGAGGGTTGTTGTGCCGCCCTCGACGCCTTGAGGCCCTGTGGCTCCTGTCGCGCCTTGTGGGCCTTGCGGGCCTGTATCGCCCTTCGCACCTTGAGGGCCAGTTGACCCGGTCGCGCCTTGTGGGCCGACCGCTCCCGTGTCGCCCTTCGCGCCCGTCGCTCCTTGCGGCCCCGTCGCTCCTGTATCGCCTTGCGGCCCCGTGGCTCCCGTGTCGCCCTTGATGCCCTGCGGCCCTTGCGGCCCGGTAGAACCTTGCGGCCCCTGCGGGCCTGTCGCGCCGTCCGCGCCTTGAGGCCCGGTCGCGCCAGTATCGCCCTTCGCACCCGTTGCGCCCTGCGGCCCGGTCGATCCCGTGTCTCCCTTTGCACCCTGCGGGCCTGTGGATCCTTGCGGCCCCTGTGGCCCGTCGGCACCCTGCGGGCCTGTGTCGCCCTTGGCTCCTTGAGGCCCGGTCGCGCCTGTCGGGCCTTGCGGCCCCGTGGCCCCGGTCGGCCCCTGTGGGCCTTGCGGCCCCGTTGGCCCTTGTGGCCCGGTGCCTCCGATCTTCCACGCGACGCCCTCAGCGGTCGTGCTATCGGCGGTCAGGACGTAGTCGTTTGTCCCGACGCCGAGCCGCGTCACCGTCGCCGATGCGGTTCCGACGAGGAGGTCGCCCTTCGTCGTCACCGTGGATTTCGCGACCTTGCCGTCGGTGTAGTTCTTCGTCGCGGCGTCCTGCGCGTTCACGGGGTCGAGAACGGACTGGATCGCCCCCGAGTCCATCGAGAGCGTGCCTTTTATCGTCACGTTCCCGTCGCCGTAGACGAGGACGGTCGGAGCGTTCGAGGTGTTCTGAACTTCGAGGACGGCGTCGGTGTTCGCGTTCGCCTGAATCGTGACCGCCGCGTAGCCGGACGCGCTCGGCTTGATCGTGTTACGCGCGGCGTTCGCCGGGGACGTCGTTACGAGGTCGATCCCCGAGATGGTATAGGTTGAGTTCACGCCCCCGTCCGCCGCCGTGATCCCATCCGCGACGGCGATCGCGCGCTCCGCGCTGAGGTCGCCCGTGTTACCTATTGTCAGGTACGGTACGGTAGACGGCGCGAAGCCCGACGCCTCGATCGTGAGCGCACCGCCCTCGCCCGCATCCGTGAGCGTGATGCCCGTCCCCGCCGTCAGGACGCGTTCGTTCGTGAGCGTCGCGTTCGTGCCGAGGACGAGATAGGAGGCGTCCGTTGGCGCGCCTCCGCCGCCCCCGCCGCCGCTGCCGCCCACGCCCGCCGACTGGACGGGAGTCACGGTGAGGATTGTTGACGGCGTCGCCGGACGCGTCGGCGTCGTCCCGGTCGGGAACGCTTCGACCGACACGCCTGTGTCCGTGCTGCTCCACTTGAGTTGGAGATAGTCCGACGCGGCGACCGTCGTCACGAAGTTCCAAGACTGGACGGATTCGTGACCGCCCTTGATCGTGAACTTCGAGTTCGTGTCGTCGACGTTCGTTCCGTTCTTCGCGATCCACAGGTCTACGTCGGCGTCGCTTCCGCCCGTATGCGCGAACTGCGCGGAGAACTGGAGGTTATAGGTGCCCGCGTAGTCGAACGTGATTCGCGTCGGGTTGCCGCTTCCGTCGTTCGCGATCGACACGCCGTTCGCCTCGGCTTCGGAGTTGAACTCGAGCGTATAGGCGGTGTTCGCCGCTCCCGCTGCTTGGTCGGTCGTGTCGAAGAACGATCCGTAATAGACCCCCGGGAAGTCATAGGAACGCCCGACGAGCGCGGTCACCTGCGGAACATATCGCGTATGCGGACGCCGGAGCGTGACGCGCGTCGTCGACGCCGTGAACCCGGACACCTCGGAGGGAACGTAGCGCGACCACGCGCCACCGTTGAACCGTTGCTCGATCGTCGGCGTCAGATCGGCGACGACATCCGGCCACCCCGAGAACGTGAACACGTTTGAGATCAGACCGTCGAACGGGAACCCCGCCTGCTCCCACGTCGCCGACGAGAACGCCTCGGAGCCGTCGAGGAGATACGTCGCCCACGTTCGGGACGCGTCGGCCCATCGGGTACAAGCCTCCGACCAGTAGGCGTCCACCGCCTGAAGGGAGGCGACGACATCCCAGACCGCGCGCGTCGCTGTGTCCGTGAGATCCGAGGAGACGTAGGTTCCCGATAGGTCGCCTGTGTCGAGGACGAGCGCGCCGCCGGAGACGACCGTGTCGGTCTTCGTGCCGGGGAACGTAACGGAGTCGGTCACCGTCTCGACGAGTTTGTACGTCGACGGCGCGACGACGGGAGTCACCGTCGCGGTCGCCTCGGTCGCGGAGTAGACGCCCGCCGCCGACACCGTTCGCGCGTAGACCTTGAATGCGCCGACGCTCGGCGACACGCCCGTCCACCTCGGGGACGTCGAGCGCGCGAGGAGCGCGGACGCCGCCCACGATCCCGAGGACGTCGCGCTATATCGGAACTCGTACCCGGCGACGTCGGCAAGGTTCGCCGGGGGCGTCGCCTCGACCGTCAGGTCTAGGTCGGCGGTCGCCGCCGCGACCCCGCCGGGAGCCACAGGAGCCGCTTCTCGGCCCGTCGGGAACGCATAGAAGTATGTCCCCTGATCGGCTCGGCGTCGCGTCCCTGACGCGCTGACGGGCGCAACGGACACGACGTAGGCGGTCGACGGCGCGACGTCGAACGTGATCGTCTCGTCGGCGCGTCCGACGTACTGCCACCCGTAGTCGGGTGCGTTCGTCTGATCCGCGAACGCGTACCAGACATCGCCGCGTTGCCACTTCGACTCGGTGTCCCACTCGACGCGCAGGCGTACGCGCGCGCACCCGTCGTCGCAAGTGACGAGTCCGACCTCGCGAACGGCTCCGCGCGAGATTCGCGCCGGGAACGCTCGCGGGTCGGGCATCGTGTCCGTGAAGGATTCGATCTCGCCGGGGTCGTCCGCGTATACGCCGACGTTGTACTCGGTCGCCGTGATCCGACGCTTCAGGTCGGGCGTTAGAGAGATCGAGTCGATCTGAAACAACTTCGGCCACGGGTACGCCGTGCCGTCGGATCCGAAGGCGAACGGGTCGCCGACGGCGGGGTTCACCGTCCACGCGACGGAGACGGTCAGCGTCGACTCGTCCGTGCCGTCGGTCGCCGTCACCGTGCGCTCCTGCACGATGTCATAGCCGAGCGCGCTCGAATAGGTGCGGACGGTGATAACTGCGCCCGCCGGGATCGCGGATACCTTCGCGTTAACCTTTACGGTCGTCGAGGTCGACGCCTTAATCCGACCGCCGACGCCGCGCCCGGTCGCGTCGTGCTGCACGCGCACGACGTCCATCGGGAGGAGATGGAGGGACTCGACGCCCGCCGTCCACTCGATTCTCCGGCGAAGAAGTTCCGCGCGGTTAAGGTCGCGCTGCGCGAGTCGCGCCGCCTGAACCGCGCGCGTTACGCCGACGCCTTGGAACGAACGCTTCACGACGGGGTTCCCGTTCGTGAAGATCTCGGTCGCGTCGTATCGCTTTTGCCAGTCGGCCTCGTACCCGGTCTCGGCGTTCAGGAACTGCACCTCGACGGCGTTCACGCGGTCGAGTTTCCCGAGCCACTCGACGTTGAAGTCCGCCATGTTCCCGACGGAGAACACGCCGACCGTCGACGACGCGCGGTCGGGGATCATCGTCACGCGGTTTCCGATAATCATCGCGCGCGCGAACGACGAACGCGCGACGCCCGCGACGAGTTCCCAGCCGGATTGCACCTCGTCGACGACGAGACCGAGTTCGGCGCGCTTGCCCGCTCCGGCCTCGGGAACCTCGTCGCAATAATCTGCCCAGTCGTCGAACGATCCGAGGTCGATGTTATCGAGCGTTAGACGCCCGCCGCGACCCATGCCGTACTCCTGCGAGAGGAGTAGGTCGAGAAGGTTCCAAGCCGGGTTCGTCGTGTAGACGGGAGCCGACCCGAAGTTCGGCGACGTCTCCGACACGCCGTCCCACACCCATACCTTCCGACCTTCGACGTCGGCGGTGATCGTCGGGAGCGATCCCGATACCTGATCCGTGCCGAGGATCTTTACGCCGAGGAGAGCCTTCGACGGATACGAGAGCGAGTCGCGCGTGATCTCGTTGACCGCGATCAGGATCGACTTCGACTCGCGGTCGGAGTTCGCCTCCGGCCACGGCGTAGTGCGCTCGACCTCGATCTCGTAAACCGCCGTCGACGGAAGGTTGATCGTGAACTGCCGCAGGGTCGGCGAGATGCGCGAGGCGTCGAATCGAATCGTCGGGCTATACGCGCTCCACGTCGTCGAGCCTTGCTGACGGTAGCGATAGCGGAAGTCGGCGAACCAGTAAGTCGGCACGCCGTTGTCCAGATCGTACAAGCCGGACGGGAAAGAGATCTGCACGTCCGCCGCGTCGATCGCCTGCGACGTGACGTGGACGAACGGCGCGCCGTCGTCGAGGAGGACGTCGTACCCGATCGCGGTCGTGTTGTCGCGGAAGCCGTCGATCGCGTCCTGCGTTCGGTCGCCGAGACGGATCGACACCTCGGCATCATAGGACGATGCGGGGTTCCCGTCGATCTGAATCCCGTCGGGGATCGCGTTCCCCGTCAGTCCGTCGGTCGCCTCGGTGATGCCGCCGATCGATTGGATCGGCCCGCGCGACATGAACACCAACATCCACAGAACGGCGCGCCCTTCGGCGTCGATCTTCTGGAACGCGGAGATGATGTTGCCGCCGACGCGGTGCGAACCGTAGACGACGGGTTGCGCGAGTCCGACCTGTGCCGTGTTCCGAAGTCCTGCGAGATTCCACGTCGGCGTCGCCTGTTCCTCGGGAGGCGATCCGGGCATCAGTACCGACGTCAGCGCGTTACCCGCGAGCATCAGGCCGAAGCCGATGAATACGCCTTTTAGGAACGCGTTAAGTGCCGCCGCCGCGATCTCGGGCGCGCGCGTGAACGCGATCGCCTCGCCGACCTCGACGGGTCGCGACCAGTCCTCGATCCGTCCCTCGGCTCCGATCGCGAGGTTCGCCCATGCGGGCGCGTAGTCCGCGACCGTCGATCCTTCGCCGAGCGCGACGACGGCCACCGTTCGCTCCCCGGGGTTGAACGCGTCAGGAACGGAAACGACGGTCACGCCGTCGCGCGAGCGTTCGACGCCGAGCGCGTCGGGAGACTTCGGACGGACGGCGCGCGTCACGAATCCCGCGCGCTCGTATGCGCCGAGCCGCGACACGATCACTCCGTGCGTCTCGTGCGAGTGAAGGATCCGACGATCGCCGATATATACGGCGACGTGATCGACGACGCCCGGGGTCTTCTCCGCGCATAGGATCAGGTCGCCCGCGCGTAGGTCGCTCCACTCGACGGGAGACCAAGCCGCCGCTGCGAGTAGACGAGCCGGGTCGCGCTCGATCGGCAAGCCGAGGCGGTTGTACACCTCGACGGCGAGCGCGTAGCACGAGGTCTCGCGCCACGGTTTACCGAGGAGGTCGTCGTATATCTGCGGCGGAATGATGCGATCAGACACGCGCTGGCCCCTTCGGGATGCCGGGGAACCCACCGAAGCGGTCGGGATGCAGTCGCGGCTTCCCGTTGGCGACTTCGTTCGAGCCGTGCGCGCGGCATCCGTTCGCGCCGTTCAGCGTGAGGTCGCACGTCGTCGGGTCGAAGTTCGGAGACGTCGCCGCGATCAGGTTCGGGAGCGAGGTCTGATAGAGGCACTCGTCGCCGCCGTAGACGTATGGGCAGCGACCGCGCTCCTGACGAATCGAGGGAACCTGAACGTCCAGAAGACCATATTGGGCGAGCGAGAACGTCGCCGCCTGTAGGTTCGCGACGACGCGGACGATGCGCCACGATCCCTTGTCGATCGCCGTCCCGGCTTGCGCGGAGTAAAGGTAGATCTGACAGGTGCGGTCGATCACGTTCCCCGTCTCAAGTTCGACGGCGACTTCGCGCGTCACGTTCGAGACGATGACCTGAGGCGTCGGCAGCGTCGACTCGCCGTCGACATCGAGGCCCGTGACACCGATCGGGAAGGGCGAGTAGGTGTTCCCGCCGTAGACGATCGCGACTTCCGACCCCGCAAGGTAGAACGCCGACGACCCGTCGCGGTCGATGCGAAACAACCAGTTGTAAGGGTAGATCGAGCGGCGCGCGTTCTTCGCGACGTAGAAGGATGCCGGGATGGATTCGGTCACAGCACCTCCTCCACGTTTGCCGACGCGCTCCACGCGGTCGGGCCGATCTTCTCGAACTCGATGTCCGACGTGAACCGCACGTTCACGGCGACCGCCGTCTCGGGATCAGTCCACGACCACGTTGAAAAGCGACCCTTTACGTTCGCGTTCAGCGTCGCGAGTGATGCCTTCTCCGAATCGTCGAGGGCCGACCATCGGAACGACCACCGCCGACGCCGCTTCGTCTGAAGCGGGAAGGCGACGCGATCGCCGGAGTCGGAGTAAAAGTCGGCGACGGCCCACTGATCGACGGTCTCCTGCGAGAACGACGGTTGGACGGCGAGCGAGTAGGCCGACGCGTTCGTCTCGGTCGAGACGCTAGCCGTCGAGTAGGTGACAGACGGCGCGAACGTGTACGCGGGCGTCGACGTCGTGAGGTTCGCAAGCGGGCCGACGTCGCGGACGCGGAGCCGCTCGAACTGATTCGCGCAGGCGACGCGAACCGTCGCGGACTGCGAGATGCCGGGACTGAAGGTTCCGTCCCGTTCGAGGAAGCCGACGTACAACTGACCCGCGCTCCACGACGCGAGCGAACCCTGTCCCGTGTTGAGTCCGAACGTCGCGGAGTTCTGACCGCTCGGGAGGCCGATAACGTGGTTTGTGCCTGTCGCGTCGACGAACGTCGCGAGGATCGAGGCGATCGAGAACGACGGAGCGAACCACGTCACCCGCGCCTTTAACGTCCACCGTTCGCCGTTCGCCGCGTTCGGCAACGTGACCGCCGCGCCTCCGATGTTCGTGAAGGTCGGCGACGCGAAGGAGGACGACGTGTCGATCTTGACGAGGCGACCCGTCGTCGACGGCGACGCGCCGCCCGTGCGCGTCACGAGGACGGCATACCCGCCGAGGCCCGACGACGTGCCCGCGAAGATGAGACCGAGGAAGGTCGAGTTGTTCGCGATCGTCGTCGAACCGCTTCCCGGGTTGTAGGTGTACTGATCCGTTTGTCCGCGCCACACGAGGTCGCAGGAGATCTCGGCGACCTTATCGTTCGACGCATCGCCCGACAGTTGACCGAACCACGAGGTCGCGAGGACGGTCTTCCCCATCGGTCGCGGCGGAGCGGTGGAAGGACTCGACCCGAAGAACCCCGTCGTGATGTTCGCGAGGATCGCGCCGCCTGACGTGTAGGCGAGCGTCGCCGGAAGCGACGACGTGCCCGTGTAGTTAACCACCGCGCGAGACGTCCAGATGCCGTTGACGTTCGTCCACGGCGACGCGAGATCCGTCGTCCCGGGGAAGTTGTCGTAGATGAGCGTCAGGCTCACGCGACGCCGCCTCCCGACGCGACGACGCGGAGACGCTGACGCGTCGCAGGATCGCTCGACATGAGCGACATGAGCGCGGCTTTAACTTCGCGCGCCGTGCGCCCGGGATCCTGCGCGCCGTTGACGTTGATCGTCACGCCGCTGACGGAGTTCCCTCCTGAACGCGCGGCGGTGATGATGTTTCCCGACGACGGCGGCACGAAGAGTTCCGGCCCGCGCTCGCCGACCATGAACGCGTTGCGACCGGGGACGAAGCCGCCGGACGCCTGCCCGGGGAGCGTGTCATATAGCGGGGAGATCTCGCCGCCGAACGCGTCGAACGCGCCGCCGCTCTGCGTCGAATAGGAAGGAGTCGCCGATCCGAACAGACTTCCGAGGACGCCGGAGATGAACTTTTTCATCGCCTCCGCCGCCATCATGCGACCGACGTCGGCGAGGATACTGCCGATCATGCGCGTAAACGCGCGACCGACGCTCTCGGTTCCCTGAATGATCGAGTCGAACGCCGCCATGAAGTTGTCGGTCATGATGCTCGACACGCGGTCGATATCGTCCTGAAGTTTCTGCATCTCCTCGGCGGCCTTCTCGATCCGTTGCCGATCGAGTTCGGCGAGGGCTTCCATATTGCGACGATGTTCCTCGAAGGACTGATCCAGCCGCGCGCGGGCGGCTTGCACGATCTTCTCTTGGTCGGCGATCTGCTGCTGAACGTCCTCGTCGCGGATGCGTTGCATCGTCGCGATGAAGTCGAGTTCCTCCTCGGAGATGTCGTCGAGGGCGTCGGCTGTCACGCGAACGCGTTCCTCGTTGTACTCGACCCACGCCGCTAGATCGTTCTCGACTTGAATCTGGAACGCCTCGCCGCTGATGCGCTGAAGTTCGCGAATATCCGCCGCCGCTTGGTCGATCGGACGCCCGTATCTGTCGAGAGTCTTCGGCACGTCGAGCAGCGTGCCACCCGACGCGGTGACGCGTTCGCGCGTCGTCTTGAACTCCTGCTGTTCTTTCCGATACGCCGCGAGATCCATCGCCTCCGCGCGTTTGCGTTGCGCCTCGTCATAGGCGACGAGCGCGTTCTTCGCCGCCTCGATCTCACCTTTGAGGCGCGTGTATTCGCCGCGCTCGCGCGAGACGCTGTTCGTGAAACGCTCCTCCGCTTCAACGATCGCGACCTGAAGTTTCGCGCGCTCGGTGAGTGCTGGGCCTAAACCCGCCGCCGCTTTTAGTCGGCTAGCAAGGTTGTCGAGGATCCCGACCGCGTTCGGCCCTCGGTTCACAAGGTTACCGACGAACTGATCCCACGCCGCGCCGACCTTGTTGATGCCGCTCGCGGTCGCGTTGATCTTCTCAAGGGTCGCAGGCCCGAACGTCGCCTCGAACACTTGCGCGTTCGGAGCGAGTTCGACGATCTTCGCGGAGAGTGCGCCGATCGCCTTCCCCATCTTTTCGAGACCCTTGAACACCGCGCCAAACACCGCGACGTCGAAGTTCTTGAAAAAGTCCTTCGTCGCCGCCGCCGCGCGTTTCATCTGCTCGCGGAACCGACCGACGATCTTCTTCGTCTCCTCGGTGATCTTGTCGATCACCTTCACGACGAGGTTCACTTCAGTCACGGCTTACTCCTTCCGTTCGCGCTTGCGTTCCGTCGTCGCGTGATACTCGCTCGCTAGAATCTTGACCGCCCGCCACCACGTCAGCGACTGATCGAGAAGACCGCCAGACGTCGGGAGTATACCGACCTCCATGAGATGCCGAGACTCGGCGACCATAGCCTCCGAGCGTCCGATCGTTCGGTTCGGACATCGCGTCACCGCGAACCCCTGCGGGTTGCCGCCACAGATCGGACACGACGCGTCGCCGCCCGAACACTCGGGACACGCGAGAAACGCGAAGGGAGACGGCGCGTCGGCGTCGCATCCCCAACGGTCGCGGATTGTCTGCGGGATCTTTCGACATACTCGGCAGTCCTGATCGAACCCGCCCGCCGCCGCGCATCCGGCGACGGTCAGGCTTTTTTTTCGTCGACCGTGAGCGCGTTCAGCGTGCGAATCTGATCGGCGATCTCGTTCCTCCACTCCTTCTTGAGACGAGACAGGAACGCGTCGGTCACGCGTCCCGCCTTGTCCGCGTCGAAGTGAACCATCTTCCCCGCGCCGTCGCGGAAGTTCTCGACGCCGATCAGACCGAGGCGAAGGGTCATCAGATCCTCCGTCCCCGGCTGAAGTCGGAACTCGCCGCCGGAGGACGCGACCATCTTGCTGTTCTGGATCATCTCATCGTCGCGGACGGTGAGCGAACGCAGAAGGAACACGGTCTGATCCTCGACGGGGAGGGATGCGTCCTCGCGCA